GCATATTTTTTTCTTTTATTTTATAAAAGTATTGTTTTTTTTTACACTACCAAAATAATATCGTTTTTTTTCGCTTTTTTTTCGTTCGCTACGCTACCTCTATTTTGCGCTCATATTACTTATTTTTTTAATGTAGTGTCAATAAACACTAATATATCGAGAGTATTAGTGTTTATTTCTGGTCGCGCCCTACGGGCTTGACTTGCAAAAAAAGCCCCAACAAGTAACTTGTCGGGGTTTTTTCGCGTTGCTTAACCTTCGTTTTCGGTTTTTGTTAAACCTACTGTTTCGGCTGGTTGTTGCTGGCTTCTTAAATGGTTTAATTCTTCTTGAACCATTTCTGTGTATTGTTGTCTTTCTGCTAAATCCAATGTCCTTGGATCTGGCAGAAAATCGTCTGGACTATCTATATCGTCATATAATGTTGGAAATCCTCCAACTGGTAACCCGCGACTAAATCGCGTTAGTATATCTTTAATTGTCATTGCTTGGTCTGGTACCGTTAATGATGGTTGGTTGTTAACTTGACCTTTGTATTCTACGTAATTAAATAAATTTTTAAATTTCATAACTTATATTTTATTTCTTCCTTCTAATGAATTTTTATGCATTTTTCTAAATGCATTTATATGTTTTTTTGCTAATTCTGAATATATATTTACTCCATATTCTTGATGTAACTTTTCATCCATTTCTTCAGATAATATTGCCATTTTTCTAGCTATTCTTGTTTTTTCTGATTCATTATACATTTTGTTTTTATAATAGCGTGGCATTGCTATTTTCTTACCATCTTGAATTGGAATATACATTCTATTTTCTAAATCGTCTTTATGCCATTTTATCATATTATCTGTTAAATAGTGTTTACCTAAACCTTTAGACATTAATTGAAATTCTTTTACCCTATCATCATTTTGATGTAGTGGTATTTTTCCTGGCTTTTGCATATACTTAAGTGTATATCCTATACTTGCTTCTGATACACTTCCAATATATATTGTTCCTAATTCTATTTCATTTAATGTCCATGCTCTTTGAACTATTTTTGCTGATGCATTAAATAATATTAAATGATAATGTGGACGCATTTTTTTGGTACCATATTCTCCTACAGCAAAATATTTTATTTTTTTATTGGTTAATTTTCTTAACCTTTTAAAATAATCTTGCAAATCTGACTTTTTTAAAGTCATATATCCTTTCGTTGTTAATGGTACTGATTCTGTATTGTATGTTAATGTAACAAATAGTGCAATATCTGATACATCTCCTTCTTTGACAAGGCGAAACGACCAACCACTAGTTCTCCGTTTCATACACGGTGGACATTTACCGCAGGGTACCGGGATTTTGTCGTTAGAAGTTAAGCCTTGTCTAACATAGAAGGGTGTAATACACCTTGTACTCATTATAGAGTAGGTGTACCGTACTTAGGCATAGGCCTTAGAGCACGGATTTTGTTGTATACATGACAGTATAAAGAATCTGCACCTTCTTCAACTGCAAATATACGTTTTGTGTCTACTGGACTACATTCTACAAATGTTTGGTTAAGTGCTGGACTTGTTGCAAATTTTCTTCCCAAATGCCAATAATCTAAACTTGTTCTAAACTCTCCAGCTACACGTGAAGGCATATACTTATATTCTGCATATCTTGGTACATAACCAAATGTATCTGTTCCATTTGCTGTATATGCATACAATTCTTGTTGTTGTACTGCTTGTTCACCTATATTGGCAAATGATGGCCAAAAATAATCCAAACTATCCTTTTTAAGATATGTACGAGGTATTCCTTGCTGATATGCTGTTTTTGGCATAACTGACATTACTCCGATTATATATCCATGTTCTTCACAAAAATATTTTCCATAGTTTCCTGAAGTAACTCCAATTCCATGTCCTGCCATATTACCTTGTGGCAAACCATCTGCTTCTCCTGTTGTGTTGAGTACTTCTGATATAACAATGGGTGTTTTAACTCCAGTAATGTATTCAGGCCTTTGCAACCTAGCATCTGATGACTTAACTCCAAAATGTGTAAGAATATTCTCAACATAACGTGTACCACCTCTTGCATTTTTCTCTAACCATTCTTGCAAACGCATTGCTCTACGCAAATCGTTTATTGTTCCAGGCTGAATATCTATTCCAGATGTTTGTGCGAATAATTCACTATTACCATCATAATTTTGAGGTGATCCAGAACCTGTAAAACCTGTTGTTCCTGCTCCACCTGCAGTTAATGCTCCATAAACATATTCTTTTGCCGATGCTGTTGAATCCCACTTTACCGCCACATCGTTTTCAATTTGTCCAATTGGAATGTCTACTGCAGTACCTTTTTGTGCAAATGGTAATGATGCTGTAAAATAATCATGCTCCCATGCTCTTTTACGCAATTGCATAAGTGCTGAAATATTAGAACTATTATCTCCATCTACCAATTTATAGTCTACTGGTGCAATAAGATTTTGGTCTCTATAATATTCATTATATATACATTGATATGCTGCAAATGGTAATGCATTAATATCTGTATTTGTTCCTCCAGCTGGTACTGGTGGCAAACCCATATAATCTGCAAATTTACCATATGTTGCAGTTTCTCCTACAGTCCATTCAATTGATGGGTATACAGGTGCTGCATCTGATGCATCTACTATAAATTTCTCCCAATTTGGCCATATAATCCTATTGGGTACAAAGAAATAATGCATACTTACATCTACTCTATGCATAATTGGTGCTAACATTGGTGCAAATCTTACCATTGCTTCACAACTAATTGAATACTGGTCTCCAGGAATACATTCGTTTACTAATACGGGTATGATATTACCCATATCTCCTGAAAATTTAAAATCGTGCGACAAATCAAACGCAGATTTTTTAGGCTTAAATAGCTTAATACTGTTAAACAAGTTCGGCTTCATCTGTTAATTTTTGAAGTTTTTTTATAAATTCTGTTAGTTCTTCTTTTGGTACTAATATACGTACATAACTAAAACCGTTGTGACCTACTATAACGGCATTTTTTTCCCAATCGTGAACATCCAGTTTGTTATGGTTTTCGTTAAGGTCAAAATCTAATGAAATCATAACCTAATCCCTCCACGACTTACATAATAAGACCTTTTTGTTTTTGAACGACTACCATAACCTCTTTTTCGGGTAGAGTAACCCCTTCTTTTTTTGTACATGGTTTTTGTTTTTGTTTTGTTTTATAACTATTTAAATTTACTCTTTAACCAATTTTTTCCTTTATCATACAATTCTCCTATTGGATTTTTACTTATAAACTGTCCTGCTGCCCTTAATAATATATTATCTCCAGGTTGTACTCCTATACGTTTCAAATTTAAATCTAATCTTTTAAGTTCGTTATCACTTTTCAAATTGTCTATTTGTCTTCTAATTTGTTCTTTTTCTACTACTGTTTTCGCTCTTTGCTCTCTAAGAGTAAGTATATTTTCTACAGCCGTTGTTAATGACATTGCTGTGCTAGCTGCTGCTCTTTCATCTGCTCTCATACTAATATCTATATCTGTTGTTAATTTTCTTAATCCTTCTGTTGCTGCTTGTAATGATACTTGACGTAATTCTGATTTTAGACCCAAATCAAATTTTGAAGTTTCTGTACCTTGTAATGTTGATGCAATCTGTGCTGACTTTAATGCTGCTTCATTTACTAACACATTGTTCTGAGCTTTCAAATTGTCTATTTGAGCCTGCTGTGTCTGTACATTATAATATGCTGATAAGCCTGTTTGTGCTGCTGCTCCTAATTCAAATTTTGGAGCTTGTGGATTCCATGATCCAGTATCTGAACTCCTAACTACTCCTCCTATATTGTCTGCTCCTTTTCCATATACTAAATTTGGATTTAATCCAGCCATTTTTAACCTCTGCATTTGTGCTTGTGGACTGTTATATTCATTTTGCATTGTCCAATCTTGTAAACTATGTTGACGTTGTAATGCATATTGTTTTTCGTTCCATTGTCTCGTTTTTTTATTCATTGAGCCTTGTGATAAAGCATTTATTCCCTGACTTGCTAATTGTGCTCCTCCTGTTATTACTGCTGGTATTGCTGCTGCTGGTATAGGCATATTTTTTTCTTTTATTTTATAAAAGTATTGTTTTTTTTTACACTACCAAAATAATATCGTTTTTTTTCGCTTTTTTTTCGTTCGCTACGCTACCTCTATTTTGCGCTCATATTACTT